CTGCAGTAGTTGTCTTCTCAACACCACCAATGCTGTTGTTGATTCTGCATCTATACTTATCTCCGTTATCTGCAGCAGCAGTGAGACCTGTAAGTGCAAGAGTAGCATTAGTTGCACCTGATACATCAGCGAAGTTGGTTGAACCAGACTCTGCTTTCTGCCACTGGTAGGTAAGTGATGCACCTGATCCAGTAGAAGATGCTCCAGATATGCTGAATGTATGTGCAGCAGTTGCAGCAGTAGTAACTGTAAGAACAACAGCAGCACCGCCACCACCACCAAGTGATGCATCAGCGATTGTGATTGTCTCACTGTTTGCGTAACCTGAACCACCAGATACCTGAGTAACTGTAGGTGTTCCGTTTGCAGCAACTACGACTGTGAAGTCAGCACCTGTTCCAGATGCGTTACCCGCAGCGTCAGTTACAGTGTATGTTCCAGCTGTTCTTGAACCATCAGCAGCACCGTTAGATGTAAATGTTGCAACAGCACCTGAAGGAGCGTATGTTGTAGCATTAGCAACTGTACCTGGTGTGATTACAGATGTAATATCTGCACCGATTGTATCATCAGACTGAGTCTCTGATGCGTTAGCCTCAGGACCTGCAATAGAAACTAACAACTCTGATTTATAGCGTGTCTTACCATGCATATCAGTGTATGTGTAGAAACTATGCCAACCTGGTGAACTTACACCTCTTGCTTTGTTCTCAGCTAGTTGTGCTTCAGTGTCATCAATGAAGACTATTGTTTTTGCTTGTGAACTTGCAGCGACACCAATACCCGCTTTGGTTTTATTGGCGTTACTGTCGTCCTTACCATAAAGCGACATGGCAATCTCCGATTCTAAAAGTTGTCTATAGTATATTTATTCAAGTAGTGCTTTCTCTAGTGCTGCGACTAGTTGATCGTCTACTTTGTTTCCTGATTTGGCAGCTGCCTTTTTAAGTAGTCCAATAAGGAACTCTTTGATCTTACCTTCTAGATCCTCAGGAATTTTGTCTACTGCTTTATCAATGATGTTGATAGCAATGGGGAGTAGGAATTTAGTCATAATTAAATTGCAATTTGTATATTATATAGCAAGTTCTTCCTCCCATTTCTCTATAAATATACCCTTTTCCTCTAGTTGAGACAGTGCATAGTCCATAATTACCACAATTCTGTCGTGTGTACCATTATGTTGTGCCCAATGCTTGTCGTTATCATGGAATGCAAAGAGTTCTCCTACCTTCCATGTTCTCTTACGTCCACGCACAGATAACCATGCACCTTCGTCTTCTATTATAGGGTAATGTAAACGTAATGAATCTATATCACCGCTATGTGGATTGATCTTTGTGCCTGGTGATAGTTTACTTATAGTGCATGACTTAAGTAACTCGCAATCTACATCTTCTTTTATAGCACTATAGAATGTAGGACATAGTTCTCGCATGCTATCAGTAAGTTTTGGCAGAATTTCCTGCACTTTCTCTACTGTAGTATTAAACAACTCAACGAATGATACCATTTCGCTGAGTTCAAAGTCCTCTTCTGTTGCTGTAGTTCCTACTACGTTGAGTGGCATAGGAATTACTTTCCAGTCACCTTCCCATAGTTGTACTCTACCTAGATTTCTATCTTCTACCCACTGATCCAATACCCACTCTGATAGTATAGGTTGATTGACCTCTACAAACTTTACTATCTCTGGTATTATTTCTTTATACTGTTCCTTTAAATTCTTGTAAGAAGACAGACTACTGATCGCGTCCTCTTGCCAAATTTTCCTCACTTCCGCATCCCCATTTAATTTGATAATAACAACTACCTAACAACATATCGTAGGCATTAATATATTCTTGCTTCTCTTTATACAACCAACACTGTAGACTCCCATACTGTGCTTGTGGTACGTTTTTATCGAACCACCAATCATATGGTGTAAACTTATCAGATGCTTTATATGTCATGGGCACTCTTTAGTTCCGTGTATAGGACAGTCTACACCACCTTTGCTTTCATTGCAAGCTTCCTTAACTTTTTGTTTCGGAACCTTCGGCATTTTCTTCTCTCCTGCTCTCTTCATCCCGTCTGGATCATCCAACTCAGGCATGATCTCAACAGAACTGCTTGCTACTTTTTTTCAGCTATTGCTCTCCACTCAGAGAACTCCTTGACACAGTTAGGAACTTTCTTCCCACCTTTCATTTTAGTTCCCTTTGCTTTATAACCTGTCCAACAAGTAGATGCACCAACGTTCTTACGTGCTTGTGCCATACTCTCGTCTGTAACCTCTACCTCTTCTTTCTTAGCAGTTTTTGCTGCCTTCTTGAAAGCATCCTTAGCAGGATAGTCCTTATCGCCAGGTTTTGCAGGAGATTCTCCTCTTGCTCTCTTAGCATGAATGTTAGCATAGAGTCCTTTCTTTGCCTCTTCTACTGAAGCGGGTGTAGTATCTTCCACTTCATGCTCAATGACTTTACCATCAGCATCTTTTTGATGATGCTCTTTTGCCATTGCTTTAGAGATTGCCTTTCTTTTCTTGTGTAGATACTTATCGCTGCTATCTACATCACCATCGTTGTCAACGTCCTTATCTTTTCTGTTAGCAAACTTCTTTTTAACAGCAACAGGATTGACTGGATCTAAATTTTTCTCGTTTATCTCGTTCTTCTCGTCGTTAATTACATGCTCGTGCATCTCACTTACAAGTATGTTTAGTGTAGGAACTGGAACGTCTTGCTCTAGTCCATGCTCAAACATAACATCGTAATGTGTGATGTTACCATCTTCATCAAGTGTATGCTGCTCCTTCAAACAGTTACCTTTACCCCACTCTGCATGTTCTACCTTAGTAGCACATGAATGCTTTACCTTCTTTACTTCTGGTTTCCCTTCTTCACCAGCTGGTTCCGCAAGTTTCATGCCAGGTGCGTCACCGCCACCTACACCATCAGCACCAAGACCTTTTACATTAGTATTGGCAACTTTACCAGAGTAATCATATCTCCAAGTCTCATCTTGGAAACGATTATAGTTGAATGCTTTATTTGAATTTAAGTTTTCAGCAGCTAATTGTGCTAAAGTCTTTTCTTCGTGTTTGTCCATCTTATTTAAGGGGTGTTTGCTTGGAATGGTTTCTTTTACTTTGACTGTGTTAGATGGTTTTGCAACCTTCTGACCAGGTGTAATAGACATTACATACTCACGATAAGCGTCCGTGCCAATCTCAAATACTTCTTTGATATCTTTTATCCAACTACGGAACTTTGTATTCTCTGCTGTTAGACATAAGACATAGTTAGGACCTCTACGGTGTATCTTACCTACCTGTCCTTGCTCAGTAATAACCCACTCACCTTTTTTGTAAACTTCGTTCCTATAGAACTTATCTCTGGTGATGTTTGCTTCCGCAACCTTGGATTTCTTAGTGAAGTCTGCGAGACTTTTCATTAATATAGATGTACTTATCAAGTTTATTTATACAACTAGGGCATGTTTGCTCTAATTTCTGCCATCAACTTCCGCGTATCATTATCATTGAGACCTTTTGGTATACCTTTTCTAAAAGATTTGTAGTCCATTGCAACTGCTGCTCTCCGCATTTTTGTACCAGAAATAGCGAACGTATCACCATCTGCATCACGGTCACCAGATGATATAACATTCATCTTACGGAAGAAATAATCCTTACCATTATAATTCATAACCCACTTCATCGCTTGCACTCTATCAGATCCCACAACAAAGTTAGCATCATCATATCCTTGTGATTGTAACTCAGATAATATGTTTACAGGAGTGCCAGGTATACTTCTAAAATGTTTTGCATAACTAGGGAACATCTTCTTAGCATAATATAATTTTCTCTCGTGGTCTAATGGGTTAGAACCTTTACCATCTACAGTTTGTGAGAAGTATACGAACCAATCACACCCTTTTGCAGTCCTTTGAACTGCTTTAAAGTTCTCAGCATGACCTGTGGTAGGAGGTTGGAACCTACCAAAAGTAAAGTATACGCATTTATAATCTACTATCTCCATTGCTTTGCCAATGTGAAATTGTTATAAGAAAACTCAATTCTATTTACAAGTTTAATCATATCTCCATCATGATGTAGTACATATCCTTCAGGACCTGTAACTTTATATCCTTTATCAGTCTGCACAAATGTTCTAAATGTCTCTAAGTTATCCAAAGCTTTTATAACTATCTCTTTATTCTCTTGCATCTTTCTATACAGTGTAAACATAGCATCAAACTCTGTTATATTATCCTCAAGATATGCTATGCCATCATACATTTGTTTTCTTCTTTCCGCTTGTTTCTGTACACTCTTCATTTTTTCCACTTCTTTGTTCATCTTTGTACGATAAAACTCAGCAATAGATTTGATTGCCTTTTGAGAGTCACTTATACTACGTCCTTCTTTTATCTCATTGTTAAAAAACTGTTTGAGATATGATGCTATGTGAAATTTTTTATCTCCCGATGTCCCCATGTTATCAACCAAAGTATCAAGGAATTTACCTGACTTTTTACACATAGATTCTATTGTATTAGTGTTACGCTCAAACAATTGTAATGTGTTTGTAGGTACAGCAACATCTGCCATAGGTGTATCGTTTTCTATCACTGCACAATCTGTTGTTTTTGAAAATTCTGATGTAGGTGCACCAGCAGATGCTGACATAGAAGCTAAATCCTCACCATTGTAATGGGTATGAAAAACTACACCTATTTTTGCTGCGGATATCTTCTTACCCATATCACTATTAACTGGCACACCATAGGTAATAGTGTTAGGTGTAAAAGTTATTAGATTTTCATCGTTTACAGTCACAGTTTTCTTATCTTTTTCTGTGAATAAGAGGTCTCCTTGAACGACACCTGTTATTCCTAGTGGTTTAAAATATTCTAATGCTGTTTTTAATTTTGTTGCAAGATCTCCTGAGTAATATACATCAACATCATCATCAAAATGGCATAGTTTTGGTTCTTTATTGAACACTGACTTTGTACCTACAAAAAATCTACCTGTGATTGGATGCTTACCACATACAACTGATGGTGCACCATCCCATTTTGTCTGCATATACCCACTGCTAGGTTTTTTACCTAACATTTTTAGCATTTCTTTCATTGCAGAGACTGATGCTGTGCAACCATCTACTCCATGGTTGAGCATCTCATCCTCAATGTGCTCAAGATGTTTTAGTTGTGTTATATTTGCCATTATCTTTTAAAATAGTCACCATTACTATGAGTAGGATAGACTTCTGAAGCAGTCTTCGACCTTATGTTGAAACTAAAATCATACTCTTTGGTAGAAAATTTAATATTAATTCTTTTTCCTGTACCAGAAGCTCCACCATACTCTATATCTACCTTGTCACCCTCTAATGTACTAGCTCTTTTCATATATGCTTGATCTACCTCA